TGTTTGTTGCTTCCACCTGATGTTATAAAATCAATAGTACTACCATCTTGAGCTGCACCTAATCCTGTTAGTGTAACTTTTACTGGGCTAGACTCTGGAGTAGGACTATCATAGTCAATGTTGGATACTGCTTGTCCTGAAATTAATGCAAGATAAAATAGTGGGTTACTTAACGCACTATCATAATATAAATCTGCTGTTGTAGCATTGATAACGTCAACATAATAACTGTTATTGTTTTGTTCATTTAGTGTTCCATCAAAGTTTGTTAATTGAACTAAATCACTATCCAATAAGTCACTAGTGTCAACTGTTAATCTAACTGCTGGAACTGCTGCTGTGTCACTGCTAGTAATAGCTTCAGTAATTAATACTGCATCTATAGTAGCTAGTGGTTCATTCCAATAACTGTAAATTGATATATTTTCTAATCCATTTTCAGCATCTACGCCCTTGTGAAACAATCCTGTTGCTGTAATTAAATTTACTACAGTGTCAGTTGGTATTAGTGAACCAGTAGGCCAAGCTAAGTTAGTGCCCGCTTTTAAATCTGTTATTCTTTTGAAATATCCGGTTTCACTACCCGGTGTTGTTGCACCATAATAAAGTGGATCAATGTAACCTGTTCCACTATTATCTGGGTATGTGTAAATACTTAACATTAATAAATCCCCTGTTTTCCACGTTTATTATACGCACCTTGTATAATACCTGTAATTTGTTTTTTGTTTTTCAGAAGGAATTCAGTTCCAGTCTGTGTGTCAATTGCTTGTATAGTTATATTTACCGCAGGTTGACCACCGCCATTTCCAAAGCTCTCTTCATTGCTTATTACTTTAGCTGGTCCTGTAATTAGTTCTGGTCCTTGTTCTCCAACCAATCCAAACTTACCTGCAGGTAGGTTACCACCGTCTGCAAATGGGCCTCCAAAGAAACTCATTATACTACTGCCAATACCACTAGCAAAGCTGCCAATACCACTTACCATATCACCTATGTTAAGTCCGCCTCCTGCGCCGCCTTTACCAAATCCACCAAGTATATCATTTAACAATGTTCCTTGATTGAGTGTATCTGATATTAGGTCTTTTAGTGTGCTTTTCCATAAGTCTGCAAATGTATCAAAGTTTAAGTTACCTTCAACTAAGCCATCTGCTAGTTTATCATTAAAGCTCTTATTGAAGTCTTCAACAAATACTTCACCTGCTGTTTTTAATTCTTTTATTTTCTCAGTCATGCCATCAACAGTTTTATCAAAGTTAACCTTAGCTTGTTTTAGCATGTCATTAAATTTGTCTTGACTAATTATACCCATGTCTAATGCTTCATTTAGATCTGCTATTGTTTGTTCATACTCTTTGACTGTAGCTTTCATTGGGAACATGCTATCATGTAATGCAGTCATTTGATCCGTAAGTTCTAGTAAGCGTGTATTTTCTGGTAGCATATCAGCTAGAGCTTGATTTATTCCCTCTATAGCCACTTTTGCTTGATCTGCTGGAATAATACCAGCTGCTACAGCGTCATTGATTCTTTTTATTTCCATTGCCGCTTGTGTTGCTGCTGCTTCTAGTGGAAATAATCCTGCTTGTAGCTTTTTAAACCATTCAAGTGTTTTAGCGTTTGTTTTGTCTATTGCTATTTGTTCTGCTGGATTTATTACAGGTGTAGTAGTTGTGCCTGATGGACTTCTAGTTCCGTATGAAGCCATTGCTTTTTCCATGTCACGTATACGTATAGCTTCATCAGCAAACTTTTTAGCTTTTTCTGCAGCTCTATCATATTCAATGCCAGCATCTCCAATTGCTACTGCTACAAGATCAATTACTTGTCCAATTTCTTCTGGTAATGCGTTTTTGATAGCTTCACCCATTTCAGTAGCTTTAGTACCCACGTACTCCATGCCTTTTTTACCTAATTCACCTAAACTAGCTCCTACATCTTTAGCTTTCTTATCAAATGTCTCCATTCCAGGAATAATTTCAGCAACCCAGTTGAATGCAGCAATTAAACTATCAACAAAAGCATAAAACTTCTTTGTGATAAAATCAACTACTACACCAAGTTTTTCACCTAGGAATTTCCCAAAGTAACTAAGGACGCTACCTAATACATTAAATGCCGCTTCTATTTGTACAATTGTACGTCCTAATCCGTTTTGAAAACTTAAATAACCTATAAGAGCTGCAACCGCTGTAATAACTAATCCAATTGGATTAGCTCTCATAACAATGTTTAGTGCTTTAAAGGCTGGTATAATTTTATTAATATATGTTGCTAATTTTAGTCCAATTAGCACTTTAGCTACGTTTGCAAAGAAGCCAATGTGTGTAGCTGCAAATACCACTGCTTCACCTAACTTGTTAATTCCCATTGCTAATGCGTTACCAATACTTTCAGCTACTCTGCTAATAGCTTCTTCATTAGTTTTTAAAAATGCATTAACTTTCATTAATTGTTCTTTAAGAACTGCAAATGCACTAGCATCCATAATGGTCTTTTTAAAGTTTGTTATTTTATCACCAATTAAACTTAGCTGACCTGTCCAAGTTTTAGCAAATTGTTTTGAACCACCTGATGCATATGCTGTACCATTTTCAAATAGTTTTCTAATAATGTCTTCTGTTTCTTGAGCACTATATTGTACGCCTTCTTGAAAGCCCAACATGCTCTTAATACCTTTTTCTCTGAATATATCTGCTGACGCAATACCGCCACTAAATGCACGTTGTATTTGTCCTGCTACTACATCAAATTCTAATCCACTAACTGCTGCAATGTCTCCAACCATTTCTAAACTACTAGCTAACTGATCTACGTCACCTACTGTTAATAGTAAAGCACTGGAATTAGCCATATCTTCAAATGCAAATGCACTGTCTGCTGCTGCGTCTTCAACTACCTTTAATGCTCTAGCACCTTCTGTTGCTGAACCTGTTAGAGTGTTTAACTGTATAGCTAAGTTTTCAAATTGTACTGCTGTTTTAATTAGTGATGATGCAATTTTAAATGAACCAAACGCACCAGCGGCTGCAACAGCCAAGCTCTTCATTTTATCAAAGGTGCCGTTTACTCTTTTGCCACCCTTTTCAATCTTCTTTAATTGACCATTCATTTTACCCAATGCGCCTGCGGCTTTATTATTGAGTACTATATCAATGTTATATGTGCTGGTACCTGCCATAGTGTTGTGTCCTTATCTCTGGTTTGTGTGCTTTAGTGCTGGCTCAACAATACCTCTTGGTGCTTGTTTACTTGTTGGACGTCCTTCAGCTCCATCTAGAATACCTGCGTATCCTACTTTGTTTGTAATAATTGTTACTGGAACTTTGTTTTCAATACCAACTGTGCCACCAAGTTTTGCCCATCTTGATTTTGCCGCACCTGTATCTATTGGGGTAAATTTACGTAAGTTTTTGGTTAAGTCAGCAACATAAAAATTTAAGTCACTATCAATTTGACTTTTTACATTTTTAATTACAGCGTTTATACTTTTCATATTCCTGACTTTTCCTTTATTTCTTTTGTTGAGCTTTTGCTTGTTTGTGTAGATATTCATAATACTTTGCCCAAGCTTCAAGCTCTATGTAGCTCATATTATTCATTATCCACTCAACTGTATGACCTAGTTCTGCCGCTACCTTGAAGATAAACAACAACTCCAGATCATCTCCTAGTTTCCCAGGCTAGCTTTTGCCTCTTCTTTTGCTTCTTGCATTGCTGATACAACACGGATAATAACTTCTGGATCTACTTCACGCATCAGTACAATTTTGTCTGCTGGTGTAAATACATGATTACCGCTTGCATCAAAGCTCTTAGCAATTAGCGTTTCAACTAATGCTTCTACCATTTGTCCTTTGCCATGTAGCTCTAGGATCTTTTTCTCTACATGAAAACTTGTTGCAGTTTTGAAGTAGATAGTAGTGTCCCATTCTGGAACTTCAATTTTAATTAATTCTTGACTTAATGCACTTCTAAAATGATTCTTTGCATTTCCTAGTACATTGCCTTTGTTTTCTGTTGTCATAATGTTTTTCCTTGTTTACTTTCATTTTGTCATATAGTATGACTGGTTGTTAGAACTGTTAGAGGTTGTCTAACAAATTACGGCTACTCCAAGGATAACCCTGAAGTAGCTATAATGTATTTACTTAAACTGTAATGTCAGTTGTAAGCTCACCCGTACCAGTGAATGATAAACTCACTGTTTGGACGTCACCTAAAGCTGCATTATTGTCTATGCTTGTTACAATTGCTGATCCTGTAAAATTCATAGTTCCAGCCTTAACTGGATAGAATATTAAACTTACAGTTGAACCAATAACTAATGTATTTGCTGCTATTTCTGCTGGAGTTAAACCCGCAGCTGAAGCCAAATCTGTGAAGTTAGCTTCCGCTGAACCTTCCCAAGAATTTAGTCCTGCTTTGTAGTCTTTCCAACTAACACCCATGTAAGCACACTCTAGCGTTTCCGCTGATTGTGATACTGTCCATGAAGTTAACATGGCAACATTTACGCCCCCTACTGAGAGAGCTCCGTCTTTACCTGCATAACATATCATAATGTTTTTCCTTATGTTTGATTTAGTGTATAACAATATTCAACTGTGAATACCATTCTACAACTTGCAAATGGGGCACTTTCCCCAATTACAACAGTCTCTACTCTTGAGAGCCTAATGTCTTCTACTAATGGAACGTTATTAACTGGCAATTGTCTGTTTGCCATTAGTGTGTTCTCAATTGCTTCCACAGCTATATTACGCTGTGTATCACGCTGTTGACCACCTATTAGCAACACTACATTTACTTCCATAACGCCTTCTCTCATCAACCCAATTGAACCCATTGTCATTGTAATATCTTCAATGTTTTCATTTGTAGTCTCAAGGAAAACTGCTGGAAACGCTGTTTTAGCAAGTTGTGTAGGATCAATTGGATCCCTTTGAACTACGCCAAGCCTAACGCTTCTTTGAGCTTTAAGTAAGCTGACTATTTCTTTTACTATATCTTCTCTTCTAGCCATTATCTGACCAACCACTGTTGACTTGCTTGTTTGATGTCTGTATTTGTATCAATACTTCCATCATTCTCAAAGTCATACTTTATACCTATACCAAATTGGATATCTATTTCTTCATTAAAACGTTCTTTGTAAAATACTAGTTGTTCTCTGAAGGGATCTCCCTCTGGTCTAAATGTACTCAGTCTTGGTAGTATGTAAGCATAAAGAGCTTGATATACTGTAGATTTAGTCCATTGTGCTTCAACTAACAAAGTACTGTTGAATTGGCTTCTAGAGTAATATTTGTTAAACCATTTATACTGAATTGTATTAATAACATCAACTTCCGCTTTAGCTAGTTCATCAGTCCAGTCATCAATGCCTTGTTCAAACACATCTGGTGCGTATTCTTGTAAATTATTATTTGTAGCAAATGCCATGTAATCTTCTCCTATAGTAGTAGTGTTAGTGGGCCTAAATGACCCACTAACTACCTAAATAATTAGGCTGTCTTATGGTGTAACAACACCACTAATAACACCGCGTGTTGCATCAATTGTAGCAACTCCGTATGCTGCACTAGCTGTGATAGACGTACCAACAGCTGCACTCTGGCGTGAAAATTCTACCTTAACGCCGCCTTGCATTGCAATTCTAACTGCATCTGCTGAGAACACTGCAAAGT